ACAGCGTCCGTACCTCACTCTACAGGAGAAGATCATCATATCATTTCTTGTCCTGTCGATCGCCATACATGCAGTCGGGCTATTTGGGAGGCGTTAAGTTATGACAACACTCGTAGACATGATTACCTCTATTGTCGGCACCGCTCCGGTGGGGTGGGAATTCGTGCCATATCTGCTGGCTTGTATCTCGTTTTTTGCGGGTTTGTGGCTTGTCTGGAAGGTGATCTCTATTCCACTTTCCTTCCTTAGGAGGTGATTCTTTGAACTGGACAAACTGGACTACTTATGCGAATTCGGTGTTAACGTGGTTTCTTGGCTTGTTCCCAACGATTTTGGGTTCGTTGATGGACAATCCTGTGATTGGCGTACCCATTATCCTGGTGATTATAGCTATGGTTGTAAACCTGGTACTCCGCTTTGTGGGGGGCCTGGGTGGCAATAAATCAGAGAAGTGAGAAAGGAGGGTATACGGTATGACTACTGCTACAGTTGCGACTATTTTGTCAAACATTTCTACTGTTCTAACCACGATCTGGACGGTGTTTTCTGACATGATCGATGCGGTGACGAGCAATCCCTGGCTTCTGATCACGATCCTGTTTGGTTTCTCCAGCACTGTGATCAGCATTGCATTTAAGGTCATTCGGAGGGCGCGGAGAATTTAGGAGGTATCGGGATGCTGCAATTATATGCGGACGTCATTCTGTACTTCCTGCGCTCCATCCCGGCTGCGGTCGGAGAGTTCGCCCCGCTCATTCTGGGCGGGGCGCTTCTTTTTATCTCCGCTTGGATGATACGACGGATTTTAAGGGGGCGTTTGTAAGTGCATGTGTTTAATGACAAGGTGATTTCTCTGATCTTGGGTGCACCCGGCAGCGGTAAAACTACGATGATTGCGAAGATTGTAAAGGAGGCGAACAAAAAGGGAGTTCCTGTTTATTGTAATTGGCCGGTACTCGGCGCTATCCAGGTTGACATGAAAAGTGTCATTAAGCAGGATCTGGGAGAAAGTGTTTTGATCATCGATGAGGCGGGATTGCATTACAACAGCCGTCAGAGCAAGAACAACAGTAAGGATTTTGGATCTGAACATTATCACTGGTTTGCTACTACCCGGCACCGTAAGACACAGATTTTTGTTGTGGTGCAGTCGTGGAAACGCATTGACATTGTGCTTCGTGAGCTCGGTACAGAGGTGATCATGTGCAAGCGTGGGTTCTTTTCCTTTACGACTTATCGGCGGTATGTGTCCGATCTGAAGCTGGTAGAGGATCGCGACGGCAACGCCATGGAGTTTCAGGAGGTGTTTTCTCGGATCAGCTGGAGGGCTTTCTGGAGGCCCAATTATTACCATATGTTCGATAGCTACGCGCTGGACAAGCAGTATGAACTCCCGATGGGGTTGCCATACGATCCTGCGCAGTTTCCGTCCAAGCTGCCTTTGTGGCGGCGCTTGTTGCTGGGGTTGCTTGGCATCAAGCCAAAGGCCCGCCAGCGAGCCGCAGGCCGCAAGCGGGCCGCAGCCCTTATTGAATTCTTTAAGTCTCGACGACTTGGCCGGTTCCCTCCTACTTGATATATACCACAGATTTCCCTCACTTGACTAGGAGGTGACCTTTATCGAAAGGGCTGTTAAGGTCAGGCAAAATGAAAAGTTAAGGTTTTATCCAGACGGCGGGAATCAGTTAGTGGTTAGCACGAAGGACGTTTTTTTAGATGAGGGGTGGGAGAGGGTAGAAGATCTGGAAAAGGTTTCAAAACCACAGAAGAAGGGGGGAGAGGTTCGGGACGATTCGGTGCTTCGAGCATCGAAAAAGGTGTTTGATATTGCCCGGATGAATCAGTTTGATTACTTCATCACCTGGACACTGGACAAAGAAAAAATCGACCGCTACGATCCCGGGGAGGTGTCAAAAAAGCTTAAGAAATTTCTGAATAACAAGGTCAATCGAAATGACCTGAAATACCTGATTATCCCGGAGTACCACCAGGACGGCGCCATACATATGCACGGCCTTATCTCCGGCAACCTGTCCTTGGTGGAATCCGGGAAACAAACACAAAGCGGTCAAACGATCTACAACATGCCCCAGTGGTCTTACGGCTGGTCTACGGCAATAGCTCTGGACAATAACGTGGGGGCGATTGCCCGGTACATCACCAAGTACATCAGCAAAGACTTCCGCAAGATCTTCGGCAACTTCTACTATGCCGGGGGCAAGGGACTAGAACGAGAACCGCCAAGTCAATTATACGACATCAATTACCACGAAATCAATGAAAAAGAGTACACAAAATTTGGCACCGGGTACAAGTACATGGAATTGGGGGATTACAGTACTGATGAGAATGCCCGGGCCATACTGGAAAGGATTGGTGTGCTATGAAAACAGTTAAGGTAATTAAAGTTTGGTCAGCAAGCGAAAATGCTTTGAATTCTGTTGCTGATTATTTAAATGAGGCTTTAATGGAGTGGACTTATGAGGATTTAGAATCCGGTATTTATTCTATTTCGGAGGATGAGGTTAGAATTGTTAGGCAGATCATTCATGGTTTGACAGCGGGCTTAAAGTAGGAAAGGATCGGTGTATTATGAATTCTGATCAGATAATCCTTTTTTTGTTAATATTGGTAGTCGTATGTTTATATTTGAAAGGATAGGCCTTCAATAGAGGAAGGATCGGTGTATTATGACTAAAGATGAAATTCGTAGTTGTATTAATGGTATGGATGCAAACAATCTCCATTTGGTTTCCCATGGTCCTGATCATTTTGGTATGAGGCTTTCTCCCGATCTTGCGCAGAGAGTCAAGGATTTAGTAATGGCCGAGTATGACGGGGGAGGATATGTTTTTTATGATCCGTCCTTTGATGAATTACCATTTTAAGCCAATTTCGCTAAATAAAAACTCTCTAAAGTGCGCAGGGATTTAATGTCAGCCATTTATAAGCCTAATTATAGGTTTATTTGTGCTGCCTGTAAAAAAGGCCCTCAATTTTTTGGACTTAACCTTGGCCCGTAGGCCCAGTTTGTAGCGAGAATTGGCAACTTTAGAGGGGGGAACCCCGCACCCGTCAAGTAAAACGGGTGCGGAATTTACGCACCGTTGTTTAATAACTTCAAGAAAGGATCGGGGTATTATGAGAAAACTTCTTAATAAGTTTCTATCTTTAGACGATATGAGTAAAGAAAATTTATTTACAGCTTATTATTTCTATTTCGGCGGCTTTATTGTTGGCTTTCTTGCTTATCACTGTTTCATTGTGCTCGGATGGTGACTGTGGCATTTTATATCCTTTTGATTTTTGCCAAGATGATGCCAATAATTATTATACCGCCGAAGGTCATGAAAAACCATTTTCCAACGGTCCATAGGGAATGTAGCAAATACAACATTTTAATCATTCCTTTCGCGCGCCAAAGGCGCGACAAATCCACTACGCTTTAGTTAACTAAAGCGTCAAGGCGTGTTAATGCCGGTTTTCCAAACGTTTGGAAAAGTCCCTCTCGGTTATTTGGGGAGTTTTAATGTTGGTTAATCCTAGAATATAATCTGTTGATACATTAAAGTGTTTTGCTATGTTTACTAATACTATATTAG